AACTTATTGAGGAGCATCCAACAGTCTACGATGTGGACAAGGTTGTGGAGCAGTTAGAAAATGAGCGAAAGTTTTGGGAGAATGCATACGACAGTAATTTAGGAAAAGAGAAAGCAAGAAGTTATGAGCATGCAATCGAGATTGTGAAAGGTGGTGGTGCAGATGAGTGACAGATATTTATTTAAAGCAAAGAGAGTTGACAATGGAGAATGGGTAATTGGCAATCTAATTACAAATGTGTTCTTTAGATTAGGTCAAAGCATTCCATACATTTTATGCCCAGATAAAGCAGAATATGATTGCTTTGAGGATTTTACAGAGGAAAATGGAATTTTTGAAGTGCGACCAGATACAATCTGTCAATGTACCGGCTTAAGGGATAAGAACGGCAAGCTGATATGGGAAGGTGACATTATTTTGTTCCAACGAGATAATGATGATTGTCCATTCCCGGACAAAGATACAAAGAAAAGACTTGGAAAAGTATTTTATAAAGATTTTAGGACAACTTTTGCTATCGAAATGGGAAAGAGTGGAAGTGGGTCTTTGAATGATGATTTATGGAAATATGTTCAAAACGGAAATCGAGTTGAAGTTATTGGCAACATATTTGATAATCCAGAATTGATAAAGGAGAGGTGATACATAATGGCAAAATGGAATATAGACACAGTTCCCAAATGTGAAAAGGGAACTACTTCAGATGAGGTTCTTGTAACGATAGAAAAAGCCTCAATAATAACAGGTGAAATATACAGTCGAGTTGTTAAGGCGGTATATATCCCACATCACAATTGTTCGTTGGAAGATTTAGAATGGAACGTGGATGATGATATCTTAGATGGGTGGGAGTATACAGAAGATGGTATTTCTTGGTGGATCCCACAGGGCTGGTATGAAGTGCATGATTATTGTGATAATTACGAATACTCAAAGATTACAGATAAGGTAGTAGCCTGGAGAAAGTTGCCAAAACCTTATGAATCAAGGAAGGAGAGTGTATAGAATGGCATACGCAGGCAAATGCGATAGATGCGGCGGGTTCTATGATCTGCCGTTTGAACACGGAGCGCCGATAAGGGCAAGGATAGTTGATGTGTTCGATGATACAGTAGAGACAATGGATTTATGTTCGGACTGCATGAAGAAGCTCCGAAGCTTTCTTGACGGTGCAGAGCTCAATGATCCGGGAGTGATAGAGAATAAAGGACAGATAGGATTCAGAATGAAGATGGATCCAGACAACCATTTGATGAACAGATTCATGCGGAAGGAGTGAGCAGGGTGACAAAATCAGATAGAAAGCTACACGAAGCAAGAATGGCGGGGGCTGCATGGCTGATGAATGTCATCAAGACACAGGGCATGGAAGCAGCAGAGAAAGAACTCAAGGTCAGAGGAGCCATGTTTGTTCCGCTTGAGGTCAACCAGAAGCAGCTTGACGAAGCTGTGTATAAAATCAAACTGAATACAATAGATTGTATTTTGATAATGAGTTGCATGGTACTTCGAGATGAATTTGATTTTGGACAGAAGAGGCTTGAGAGATTCTGCGAAAGATTTAATTTAAAGACTGATGCGCTGTGTGATGAAAAAATTATCTGGGATGATCTGATACAGACACTAAAGGAAGAAACAGGCTTGGATTTCACCATCCGGGAGAACAAGTAGGAGGTGAGGCGGTGAAAGCGAAAGAGTATTTGAAACAGGTGGAGCTTCTGGATGTTAAGATCAGGCAGAAGAAGATAGAGCTTGCAGGACTCAAGGAAGATGCAACCTGTACAGGGGCATTTGATTATTCGGCAGAAAAGGTGCAGACAAGCGCCAAGGCTGATTCTATGAGCAATAAGGTGGCAAAGTATGTTGACCTTGAGAAAGAGATTCATGAGGACATAGAGCGGTTCACGGAGCTCAAGCATAAGGTCATAGGACAGATACATATGCTGGACGACATAACGTACATGGAGATCCTGTTCAAGAAATACATAGAGTACAAGACACTAAAAGATATAGCGGTTGAAATGAAGTATTCATATGGCAGGACAAAACATATACATGGTTTTGCACTTGAGGCATTTAGAATTAAGGTCTTGGAAAACTCAGCACCAAATAGCACCATTTAGCACCACATAGCACCTAGCAAACGTGGTATACTAGTATGGTAAAATTATATTGATTCATAAGGGACATGACTGTTTGCCATTTCGGTCGTGTCCCTTTTCTTATGCCCAGTGGTTGTACCTCCCCTTGTGAAAAGTGAACGCTGATCTCCCCCCACTGGGCTATTTTGTTTGAGGTGTGAGATATGAGTAAGATTAAAAGGTTTGAGGTCGTGAGGTCTGAATATAGTTTTGAATACATACATCCAATACTGGGTAGATTGGCTTTACCGATAGCCATGATAAAAGTGATGGTTAGGTGCACTAAGATATACAAATTTCAGCCAACTATAAAGCTGGGTGGAGAGGTAATAAGTGTGTGTAAGCCGTTATACAAGATTGTGATTCCGAAGAGAGTGAGAAAGTAACAGAAAGAAGGTGTGACATTATGGCAAAACTGACAGCTAAACAGCAGAGATTCTGTGATGAATACTTGATTGACCTTAATGCCACACAGGCAGCTATAAGGGCAGGGTATTCACCGAAAACAGCTGAACAATTAGCGTATCAACTACTTCAGAAAACTTCAGTTCAAAACCATATATCTGAACTACAGAAGAAGCGTGAAGAACGCACAGAAATAACTCAGGATAGCGTATTACATGAGCTTGCACTTATCGCATTTGCAAAGGCATCTGACTATGCAAGAGTAGTTGAAAAGGATGCCATGGTAGAAGTTGATGGGAATATGGTCCCGGTACTTGACGAGGACGGCAATCAGGTGAAATACAGGACAGTAGAGCCTATCCTGACGGATGAACTTACAGAAGATCAGAAGAAAGCTATTGCAGTTATAAAAAAGGGTCGAGACGGCTTTGAAATAAAGCCTTACAGCAAGATACAGGCATTGGAGCTCCTGGGTAAGCATTTAGGTATGTTCACAGAAAAGGTGGAAGTGAAGAATACCACACCGAATGTATTTGAGGGGCTTACAACCGAAGAATTGAAGAAACTTATTGATGACGTTTGATAGACATGACCCTTTATTACAGCAACAGCTAAAAATAGAGCTATCAAGGAGAGAGTTCTGGCAGTATTGCAAGCTGACCTCTCCTGACTTCTATAGTAACGACAGAGTGTTCTTGCATGATCTTGCGGATAAGCTGCAGTGGTTCGTAGAAGAAGCAGAGCAACAGATAATGGTGGTGAATATGCCACCAAGACACGGAAAATCACGAACAGCTACTAAATTTGTTCAGTGGTTATTTGGTAAATATGGTATAGACAAAAAGGTTATGACAGGATCATATAATGAGACCCTGTCAGGAACATTTGCAAAGGCTGTCAGGGATGTTATAGCAGAAAAGCCTACAGAGGGCATTCTGACATATGGAGATATATTCCCTGGCACAAAGATAAAGTATGGGGAGGCTGCAGCACAGAAATGGAGCCTTGAGGGCAGTCAGCAGGCTAATTACCTTGCAACTTCTCCGACAGGTACAGCAACAGGATTTGGCTGTAATATCATGATAATAGATGATCTTATCAAGAACAGTGAGGAAGCCTACAATGAATCAGTATTGCAGAAGCAGATTGACTGGTTCAACAACACAATGCTCTCCAGAACAGAGAATGATTTTAAAATCATCATAATTATGACAAGATGGTCAACAAAAGATCTTGCCGGATATGTACTTGCCAACTATGACAATGTAGTTCATATCAATTACAAGGCAGTACAAGACGATGGGACAATGCTCTGTGAGGCTATCCTGTCATATAAGGATTACAAGATAAAGACCAAGAATATGAACAAGGATATAGTCCTTGCAAATTACCAGCAGGAGCCTATAGATGTCAAGGGCAGACTATACAGTCATATCAAGACATATACGGATATTCCGAGGGATAGCAAGGGTAATAACCTGTTCAAATATATATTGAATTATACAGATACAGCAGACACAGGTAGTGATTACCTGTGTTCTATTTGCTATGGCATGTATGAGAGTACATATTACATACTTGACGTTTTATACACAAAAGAGCCAATGGAAGTTACTGAACCGGCAACAGCTCAGATGCTGACAAATAATAACGTTGGTAATGCTTTAATAGAGAGCAATAATGGCGGTCGAGGATTCAGCAGAAACGTTATAAGAGAACTAAAAGCTCTGGGGAATACCCATACTAAGATACAGTGGTTCTTTCAGTCAAAGAATAAGACATCAAGGATCCTGTCAAACAGCACAGGAGTAATGCAGAACGTTCTCTTCCCTGTGAATTGGGAAGACAGATGGCCAGATTTTGCGGAAGCAATAAGGAAGTATCAGAAAGAGGGTAAGAATGCTCATGATGATGCTCCGGATGCGCTGACTGGTGTATATGAGAATGATAAGCCTAAGGGAACATGGCTGGTATAGAGAGGTGAAAAAATGCTAACCCCTGACGAGATAAAAGAATTGATAGACAGTGACCGCACATCAGAAAAAAAGCAGTTCGCCCGGACAGGCGAAAGATACTATGACGGCGATCATGACATAAAGAAGTATAGAATGTTTTACTACAATGCGGATGGCGAACTGGTAGAGGACAAGACCAGAAGCAACGTGAAGATATCGCATCCGTTCTTCACAGAGCTGGTTGACCAATGCACCCAGTACATCCTATCAGGGGATGGCATTGTAAAGTCCAACGACCCTGAGCTGCAGAAACACATGGACAAGTATTTTAACAACAATGATGAGTTCATGTCTGAGCTTTCTGACGCTATCACAGATATGCAGGTCAAAGGCTTTGCGTATATGTACGCGTACAAGAATGCCAAGGACATGATGTCATTTGCAAATGCTGACAGTATCGGAGTTATTGAGGTAAGAGCTAAGGACACAGATGATGGCTGTGCATACACGATTTACCACTATACGGACAGGATAGACAAAGGGCACAAGACTATTGAGAGAATACAGGTCTGGGATGATAAGCAGACATATTATTATGTCCAGGTTGATAATGGGACGGTGGTACTGGATGACACTGAGCCAATCAACCCTAAACCTCACGTGTTATACACTAAGAATGGCGGAGATAAAAACACATACTTCGATGGATTTGGCTATATTCCATTCTTCCGGCTGGATAACAACAAGAAGCAGACCTCAAGCCTTAAGCCTGTAAAGCCACTCATAGATGACTATGACCTGATGGCCTCAAGCCTGTCAAACAACCTCATAGACTTTGATTCCCCACTATATGCTATCAAAGGCTTTCAGGGAGACAACCTGAATGAGCTTCAGACAAACCTCAAAACAAAGAAGATCATAGGTATAGGTGAGGATGGTGACGTAGATGTCAAGACTGTTGATGTACCATATCAGGCACGACAGGCAAAACTGGAGCTTGATGAAAAGAATATATACAGGTTCGGCATGGGGTTGAATACCGCCGGACTCAAGGACACATCAGCCACTACGAATATAGCCATCAAGGCGGCTTATTCTCTCCTTGACCTTAAGGCAAAAAAGATAGAGAAAGCTCTTAGAAAGTTCTTGAGGAGGATAGTAGAGATTGCCATTGACGAGATCAACAAGGCTGAGAACAAGGCATATAAGGCCGAGGATGTTTATTTTGAGTTCGCTCACGAGATAATGAGCAACGCTCAGGAAAATGCACAGATAGAGCTTACAGAGGCTCAGGTAAGGCAGACAGAGATCAATACAATACTCAATGTTGCAAGCATGTTTGATGATGAGACGATTATCAAAGCTATCTGTGACTGGCTTGATATTGATTATGACGAGATCAAGGACAAGCTGCCTAAAGAAGAGGAGAGCACGGAAGAGGCTCAGAAGGTGCTTGATAACATCAATACAGATGACGGAACGGAGGTGTGACAGATGGAAAGTAATAAAGTATACAAGATAGATCTTGATACTAGAGCGGTGCTGGTGCCGGCTGGAGAGGTCATCGGTGTATATCATGACAAAGATGTGAACCGACTGACTTTTGAAGTACCAGGAATATATAAAGGTATAGATCTCACAGGTTATCAGATATCAATCAATTACATGAATGAGGAAGAGCAGAAAGATTTGTACCTAGTCAATGAATGTAACATAGCCATGGGCGCAAACGACAAACCGGAGAGTATAACATTTGATTGGGTGGTAGGTGCTACTGCATGTGCTGTTCCAGGTGCATTAAGCTTTACAGTATGCTTTAAGAAGTTAGACAGTGAGGGCAATATACTAAACGAGATCAACACCAAACTCACGAGGATGAAGGTTCTTGAAGGTTGCGAGGCAGTTGAGAGTGAGATTGAAGAGCGGTATATGACAGACCTTGCAGGACAGCTTTACAAGGAGATGGAAGAAGTAAAAAAATCTGTCAGTGATAGAAATACCAAGATAGCCACAGCTATCACTGAAAAAGGAGTGGCTACAGAACCAACAGATTCGGCGGATGTGATGGCTGAGAATATTAGAAAGATACCGACAGGTACATCGAACTCACAGATATTAAGCACAACAATGATATCCGGCGTGGTGCAGTGCCGAGTGACACATGAGATAGATAATACATTAGAATAAAGGAGGAAGTATATATATGTTGACAAATAATTTTGCTGGACTCGTCGGTTTAAATTGTCAAAGTAGCTCAGCTAATTATAATGTGTGTAAAACTACAGACGGCAAACCAGCCAGTGGAGGTTATAGTTGGCTAAGATCAATAATGCCTAACTCATTATTACTCAAAAATGCGCCTAGCTCATCCGCAACCGGAGTTTATATCGTATTGGGAACAGGCGCAACACCAGCAACAGCAGCAGATATATCGCTTGAAAATGTAACAGAGGACTATGAAATCATCACACAAACCAAAGATGTGCCATTGAAATTCTCAAGCTCTATTATGACTATCACTAGAGTTATACGAAATACAGGCAATGCACCATTAACCATATCAGAGGTAGGGTTATATGCGAGCTATTCAGGTGGGTTTATGGGAGCAATGATGTTAGCACGTGAGGTTATCGAACCGGTAACATTACAGCCTGGCGAGAAGCATTCATTCACAATGGATATATGCGTACAGTAGACATAAAACAAGGTTAGATTTTAGCCTTGTTTTTTGGGGGATAAAAGATGAACAAAGCACAAAAGCAGGTTGCACAGGCACAACTAAATAGAGAAAAGCAGGCAATCAAAGAACTCAAACAGGTATATCAGCGGGCATTGAGAGATTGTGAGCAGAAGATAAGAGAGCTTTCAGAACGAACTGATATGGAGAATCAGAGCATCATCTATCAGAAACAGTATCAGGAGGCTTTGAAAGCGCAGCTTGAGGGTGTTCTGAGTAACCTGCAGTCTAACTCATATGCAACTGTGTCTGACTACCTGACGAAGTGCTACAGAGACGGATACACAGGCGTCATGTATGACTTGCAAAAGACAGGTATTCCAATCATCATGCCGATAGATCAGGCGGCAGTTGTGAGAGCTATTCAGACGGACAGCAAGCTCAGTAAGTCGCTCTACGACAAAATGGGCGAGGATGTGACATACCTCAAGAAAGCGGTCAGAGCAGAGGTATCAAGAGGCATTGCAAATGGCTCAACGTGGAATGAGGTGGCTGGTAAGCTCTCAAGACACATGGCAAATACTCCATTTCAGAAGGCTTATAACAACTCTATCCGCATTGCGAGGACTGAAGGGCATCGTATACAGGTACAGTCAGCGCTGGACGCTATGTATATTGCAAAAAGCAAAGGGGCAGATGTATTGAAACAGTGGGATGCCACTCTTGACGGAGCAACGAGAGAACATCATCAGATGCTTGATGGACAGATCCGGGAAGTCGATGAGCCTTTTGAGGTTGGTGGTCGTAAGGTCGAGGCTCCTGGAATGTTTGGAGATCCGGCAGAGGACTGCAACTGTCGCTGCTGCTTATTGCAGAGAGCAAGGTGGGCGCTGGATGATGAAGAGCTTCAGACTCTAAAGGACAGGGCAGCATATTTTGATTTAGACAAGACAGACGAGTTTGAAGAGTACCAGAGGAATTATCTTGGAATAACCAGGGAAGATATACAGAAGTATGATAGCATTTTGAAAGCAGATTTTAAGCCAGCTATGACTATAGAAGAAGCGGAAGAATACGCTCAGAAATTCTTTGAAAATGGATATAGTCCAACATTTAAGGGACAGGCGGTGTATAAAGGTATATCGCTTGAACATGCAAATGAGATTAACAAGACTCTGGAAGACATATATTCGCAATACGAGATTCCAAAGCTTAAAGGTATAAAGGCTATATCTCCAACATCTGCACAAGGAAAGAAAATATTCTCTAGTGATGATGCCGTGGCAGCGTATAATCCAGCAGAACATGGTATTTTCATAAATAAAAAGGTTCTGAAAGATGCCAAAGCTCTTGAGGCATACAACAAGGAGGCTGAGGACGCATGGGATATTGTTATGAAGAACATAGACAAGCTTACCGGCAGACAACTTGAACTTGCGGAAACCTACAAGAGAGCAGGGCGTCAGATAGTCGGTGATGGTAGTGTAAAAGATTACATAACACACGAAATGGGACATCATGCTCAATGGACTATCATTGACCCTAAGACAGGAAATGCTATTGGAGATAGAATGAGTAAATATGCGCCACATATATCCGGATATGCGAATGCAAGCCGGGGAGAATATATAGCTGAAAGTTATGCGGCATATATGAAAGGCCAGAAGGGCATCCTGGATCCTGAGTTTGTTAAATTGTTTGAAGATAAGAAAACTGTTGCAAAAATACATAGAAATAGTAAAATAATATCAGGAGCAAGAATAGTAGATCCTAACGGTAAAGAGGCTACAGCATTTGCAAAAATGTATTATCGTGAAATAAGATCATTTAATACAGACTGTGGGAAAATTGCAAATAATACAGGAAAGACCAAAGCAGAGATACAAAAAGTAAAGGAATATCTGTTCAATAATGATTCTTTTGAACCTGATTGTGCAATTGCTCAATCATGGCAACGACTTATGAACGGAAAAGATATCAAAGAACATGACAGAGTGTTAATCGAGCATGAATTGTATGAAATGAAGTTGAAAAAAGAGAACAAAAACATGAGTCATACAGAAGCACATGCTATTGCAACCAAGAAGTTTGATTATCAAAAGGGGGTTGATGAATATTATGGTAACCTTAAACAAGCTAAAAAGAAAAAATAACATAATTTCAGCAGAATATTACCCTGAAGATGATAAGCAAGATTGCGGCAAACTTGTTTATGATACAGATAAATGTGAAGTTGTAAGTTATGAGTATTGTGAAAGAGACAATACATCTTTCTTAAAAACATATTTAAAAAAAGCTGTAAAAGCTATTGAGAAATGCATTGAAAAAGATGATTACCCAGAAACAGTAGTATATATGTGGTATTAAGCACTCCGCAGTAGCAGGGTGCTTTTTTCGTGTAATTAAATAATCAGTAATTTAGATCATGGTAAAAACATGGTCTTTTTTTATGCCCAAAATCGGCTTAAGGCAATAAAACTGTGACCGACAAAGAATAAACTCCGGCAAGAGTGATAACTGCCATGTGTGGCTACGATTAAAGCCAGAAAGGATGGAACAATGGAATTAAAGGAACTGTTAGGAGATGACCTGTATAAGCAGGTACAGGCGAAGATTGACGAGAAGAACAGCACAGAGACAGATAAGCTCAAGCATGTAAGATACACAGATCTGTCCGAGGGCAAGTACGTCAGCAAGGAGAAGTATGATTCAGAACTTGACAAGCTCAACACACTGATCACCGGCAAAGACACGGAGATTGGCAATGCAAATAAGCTCATTGAGGAGCTTAAGAAGGCTTCCAAGAGTGATGAGGGCATGCAGCAGAAGATATCAACTTATGAGACAGAGAATGCAAGGCTTCAGAAAGAGCTTGAGGAGACTAAGGTCAATTCGGCTATCAAGGTAGCATTGCTTGAGGCTCATGCGGTTGATACTGATTATATGACCTATAAGATCAAGGCGGCTCTCAAGGAGAAGAATGAGGAGCTTAAGCTTGATGATGAAGGTCATATCAAAGGTTGGGACAATATGCTCACAGACTTAAAGACACAGTTCCCGGCTCAGTTTACAGCTTCATCCGGCTCAGATGATGGCAAGAGGCACATCATTGAGAATAAGCTGCCAGATGGGAATCAGGGCAATACGAATGCAGAACCTAAGGACTTGGCAGAGGCATTGAGACAGAAATATGAAGGGGACAATACCCAGTAATAAGTAGAAAGGAATGGTGAAAACTATGGCAATGACATTAGAGGAAATCAAGAAGGGTATGAGTGATAAGGTATTCTCACAGATCGTGGATATCTTCCTCAGACAGTCAACAATACTTCAGATGCTCACATTTGATGACTGTGTATCAGCATCAGGTGGTGGCTCAACAATGAAGTACAAGTATCTCAGAAAGGTACTTCCAGCAACAGCAGAGTTCAGAAAGATAGGTGGCTCATATACTGCATCAGCGGCTACTAAGCAGGAGTGCGAGGCTAATCTTGCAATCATGGGCGGAGCTGTTCAGATGGACAGAGTGCTCAATAGAGTAGCAGGCAACTTTGACAATATGGCATATCAGATAGAGGAACATATCAAGGCAGTGGTAAACCTCTTCCACTATACACTGATCAATGGTGATGCAACTACAACAGCATCAACTGATCACCCTGAGTTCCAGGGACTTGATTCCATGCTCGCAGGAACAACGACAGAATACGGCACAGACAAGGCTATTGATCTGTCATCTATCACAGCGATCAAGTCTAATGCTGATGAGTTCTATGAGGCACTGAGCCTTCTTGTCAAGACCACAGATGCTGATGCGGTGCTCACTAACACAGAGATGATCACCAAGATTCAGACAGTGGCTCGTATCCTTGGATACAAGACAGAGAGTGAAGAGGCATTTGGAAAGCGTGTCACCACCATCGATGGTGTTAAGCTTGTTGATATGCAGGACTATTACACTGTAAGCGGCGGCTCTGCAACTGCTGGCCATGTTGTCAAGAAGGGACTTTCAAGAACCATCGCAAAGGAGAGTTCGGCAACAACAGGTCTTACAGACGTCTATGCAGTCAAATTCGATGTTAATGATGGATTCCACGGAATCAGTCTGAATGGTGGTTCTGTAATCGATCAGTATCTTCCAAACTTCAACGAGCCTGGTACAGTCAAGGATGCCGAGGTTGAGATGATCGCAGCTACAGTCCTCAAGAATACACAGCATGCGGGTGTACTCAGAAATATCAAGATTGCATAAGGAAGGATGGGTGATTGAATATGGCAACAAAGGAAACGAAGACAGCAAATCAGACAAGCGAAGTTATTGAGCCTGTAGTGGCAGAGTCAAAGACAGAGAGTGAGCCTACAGGCTGGATAGTATCTGTTAATAATAGCGCTGCTTACTGTGGAATTGGCGCCGGTGGTGTCCAGTTCGCAAACGGAAAGGCAGAGATTACATCTAAGCGTATGGCAGATTGGTTCATGGAGCATGACGGATATACTGTTATCCCTAAGAAGTAAGGCGGTGGTCATATGATCATGACTGTCGATGAACTTAAGAAGTATGTAAACACCGAGGAGAAAGATTCAGTGCTTGAGGCTAAGCTTCAGGCACTGGAACTCCTGATCAGAAAATATACAAATAATAATTTTCAGGACAGGAACAGACGGTTTGTGGCTCCTGTGGACGCTGTGACAGGCTTTCAGTATGCATCTGAGCTGTTCAAGGTTGGCGACACTATACAGGTGTCAGAGTCACGCTACAACGATGGCTTGTACACCATCAAAGCTGTGGATATGGACAATGGACATATAGAGGTGAATGAGGAGCTTGTAAGCGAACCGGTCGTCATGGTGACAAAGATAGTATATCCGATGGATATCAAGCTGGGAGTTGCCAACATGCTTTCATGGGATTTGAACAACAGGGATAAGGTTGGTGTGCAGTCTGAGACCATCAGCAGGCACTCTGTGACCTATTTCAACATGGATGGCGACAATTCCCTCATGGGATATCCAAAGTCGCTTCTTGGCTTTTTAAAGCCGTACATGAAAGCGAGGTTTTGAACATGAGAGGAATAGGCGGAAATGCAGTTGCGGACATACAGATCAAGAGCATAACCAGAAATGAGATAGGTGAACAGGAAGTTGCATGGGTGTCAGAAGATACCTTGACCGGTTGGCTTGATCTCTCAGGCGGTGACAGCAAGTACACAACATACAATGCCAAGGTGCAGGAATCAACGCACATGTTCATAGCTGATTATAAACGTCTCAGTGACATGATCAAGGCTGAGAACAGCCGTATGGTGGTTAATGGTCAGGTATATGACATCATGCTGATAGATGATCCGATGGGGATGCATGAGCAGCTTGAGATATATCTGAAGTACACAGGAGGGCAGTAATGGGAAATGTGGAGTTCACAGACAACAGAATAAAGGTTGAGGCGGCTCTGGATGATGCTGTTATTGCCTTTCTGTACGAAGCTGCCGGAGAGGTCGAGGCTCAGACGAAGAGAGCACAGACGAGAGTAGACACAGGACAGACAAAAGGTGCATGGACGCATCATGTAGATGAAGATAAGGGCGAGGCGGTTATTGGTAATCCTCTTGAAAATGCTATCTGGGAAGAATACGGCACAGGTGAATACGCTCTGAAGGGCAATGGACGCAAAAAGCCGTGGGTTTATAAGGATGAGCGTGGTGACTGGCACACAACTCATGGTAAAAAACCTCTCAGACCTTTACAGAAAGCCTTCGACAAGACAAAGGGCAAGATCATCAGGCGACTTGGTTCTATTCTCAATCAGACATTCAGAGAGTAAGGCGGTGATGGCATGACAGGCGAGACATTATCATATATCAACAGTGTACTCACAGATGAACTTGAGATACCATACGCATTCATGGAGTGGCAGGATGACCCACCAGAGGCATACTTTGTCGGTGAATATTCTGAAGGTGATACTCCTGAAGAGGATGGATGTCAGGAAATAACATTCATCATAGATGGATTCACAAGAGGCTCGTGGTTCAGCCTGGAGAAGTACAAACAGAAGATAGAACAGAATATTGAACGAACGGCAATCCTTGCAAGTGGTGCGGGGGTTGCCGTTTTTTATGGGAATGCGTCACCGATTCCAACAGGGGATGCAGACCTCAAACGTATACAGATCAATTTGACTATTAAAGAATATAAGAATGGAAGGTGATTATATCATGGCAGATACATTAACTTATGAAGAGTTTAAGTCATCCGGTATCACAGACAAGACACCGAAGAACATTGTGTTTGGTGCCGGAACGATTCACAAAGGGCTCAGGTATGACGCATCAAAAAAGACATGGAACTTTGCTGAGTCTTTGATCGGTGCAACATCCGGCGGTACAAAGCTGTCAATCAAGCCTGAGCTCAAGGATATAGAGGTCGATGGTGCATCAGTTAAGGTTAAGGAGTTGGCAGTTAAGACAGGTGAGACAGCACAGATGGACACTAATATGGTGGAGCTGTCGCCTGAGACGATCAAGATGGCTATTATCGGACAGAATGGCACATCAACAGCGGAAGGATACGATGTGATCGAATCCAAGGCAAGAATCGAAAAGGATGATTATATTGAGAACTTCGGTTATATAGGAAGATTCTTAGATGGTCGTCCTGTTATCGTGATCTTTGACAATGCGCTCTGTACATCAGGCCTTGAGATAGAGGGCAAGAACAAGGAGAATGGCACATTTGCGCTGACTATGGAGTGCTATGCGGATCTGTCACCGGCAGCTGATACATTGCCATACCACATCTATCTGCCTACCGGTACGACAACGGAGCAGGTTCAGCAGTCTATAGATTCCAGTACAGAAGTAACAGACTAATTGACATAGAAAAGGAGAGATAATCATGGGAACAACCGAGATAAAAAAGAATAAAGATGTAGTAGAGAATACCGAAGTAGTAGAAGATGCCGAGGCAACAGAAGATGTGCAGGAGATCAAGCCATATACGCTTAGGAATCCCAAAGCAACAGATATAGCCGCATTCTTGAAGCTGTTCAGTAAGCTGGGAGTAAAGGACTTCAAAGACTCGTTCAGCGGCAATGGGTTCAAAGAGCTTATAGCCAAGGAGCGTGAGAAGGCTTCTGGTGATGGTGAGGATGATGAGGACACATCGAAGTTCCTTGAGAATGTGGGTATTGGTCTTGCATTCGAGCTTGTAGATGTGATCCTGACAAAGCTGTCAGACTGTCAGCGTGAGGTATTTGTCTGCCTGTCACACCTGTCAGGAATGACAGTGGATGAGGTAGCAGATCTTGACCTCTCTGTGTTCACACAGATGTTATATGATGCGGTCACACTTCCGGGCTTTGCGGATTTTATCAAGGTTGTTTCAAGATTGTTCGAGAAGAGACAGTAGGCTATCTCAAGTTCATGGATCTGATATTTCACAGATATGCGGATCCGTACACTCTGCTTGATACGATGATAGACAATCAGAGCTTTGATGAGTTTGTATGCACGTTTGTGCGTCTTGACGATGATGACAAGCTCTGGGATATGTATATCCATAAGTGCTGGGAGAACATATCATTTAATGACTTCAAGGCAAGGCTGTACGGCACATCAGGTGGCGGTTCACAGCCAGTCAGATCAGGGGCATTTGAGAGTAGAGGCGAGCTTGAAGCAACCATAAAGGATTCTATATCAATTATAGAAAATTTCAAACCATAGGGGCACACAGAACGTGTGTCTCTATTTTTTTATTATCGAGGAAAGGGGGTAGACCCTTTTGGAAGTATTTAAGATACTGGGAAAGATTGCCATAAAAAATGATGAGGCTAAGAAAAGCTTAAATGAGACAAGTGAAACTGCTGAGAAGACGCAAAGTAAGCTGAGTAGGATATTCCAGTCTATAGGCAGAAGTGCTATAAAAAACAACTCGGAGATATCGGAAAGCAATGCTAATACAGGTAAAAGCTTGTCACAAATAGCAGCCGAATCAGGAAAGACAGTCAACCAGTTAAAAAGTGATGTGGGAAAAGCTGCAGCAGAGTATAGAAAACAGGGGATGAGTGCATCTGAAGCTATGAAGAAAGCCTATGCAGACATTGGATATGTAGCTGGCGAGACGCACAAGAAGGTAGACAAGCACCTTGATAAGACTGGAAAGAAGACAGTGGATATCAAGGCTAAAATGAAATCAATGTTTTCAGCCATAGGTAAAGGTGCTCTTACATCAGTAAAAGCACTAGCTAAAGTATCAGTAGCGGCGGCTAAGATTGGAGTAGTCGCAGCTACCATTGTGGCGACTGGTTTAACTGCGATGACAAAGAGTGCTGTAGAGCAGTATGCGGACTACGAGCAGCTTGTCGGTGGTGTTGAGACACTGTTCAAGGACAGCTCAGATAAGGTTGTTGAGTATGCGAATAATGCATATAAGACGGCGGGATTGTCAGCGAACGAGTATATGGATACTGTAACGAGCTTTTCAGCGTCATTACTACAAGGCCTTGAAGGTGATACAGCGCAGGCTGCCGAGTATGCGAATCTGGCCATAACAGACATGTCAGATAATGCCAATAAGATGGGCACCAGTATGGAGATGATTCAGAACGCATATCAGGGCTTTGCAAAGCAAAACTACACCATGCTTGATAACCTCAAGCTTGGTTATGGTGGTACTGCATCTGAGATGGCAAGGCTTATCAATGATTCTGGTGTACTTGGTGATACCATGACCGTGACAGCAGATAACGTCAACAGTGTATCATTCGATAAGATGATTGAGGCTATTCATGTTGTGCAGACTAACATGGATATAACAGGCACTACCGCAAAAGAAGCAGCCACGACAATACAGGGATCCATCGGCATGGTGAAGTCCGCATGGGCTAATCTGCTCATAGGTATGGCAGACCCATCTCAGGATATGGGAGTGCTGATGAATAACCTTGTTGATTCGGCTATGGCTGTAGCAGATAATCTTGTTCCAAGGATAGCCGATACACTGCCGAGGGTGGTTACAGGGCTGTCTCAGCTGACTCAGAAACTGGCACCATACATACCGCCTCTTATTGAGCAGTTACTGCCATCGTTGATACAGGGAGCGACATCGTTGTTGTCTGAGGTGGTCAATAATCTGCCCGGAATACTTGAGACATTACTGCCCGGCATAGGTGGGGAATTGGGCCAGTCGATATCAACCGCTCTAAATTCTATTTTTAGCACCCTGACATCGATTTTACCATCGATTCTGCAGTTGGTGGGACCTGTGCTGACAACACTGTCAACACTGCTTAATCTGCTTTTACCACCGATGATGCAGATTATTCAGGCGGTTTTACCGCCACTTACGAATCTGATCAATATGCTTTTGCCGCCGGTGACTCAGATTATTCAATCTTTACTGCCTGTTTTGATGGCTATTTTGCAGCCTATACTTGAATTGTTACAGCCGTTTTTGGCTATGTTGACACCGATTATCGACTTGGTAATGCAGGTAGTCACGCCACTGACAGATCTTATCAATATGATATTACCACCACTGGCGGAAATACTTTCGATGCTGATGGAAGATTATCTAAATGTGCTGAAACCAATCCTTGAATGGTATTGTAAGATGCTTTCAGGAACGCTTAAAGCTGCCATCAAGTTGATAGTTACAGTGATCAATAACTGTAAAGAATCATTTGCTGCAGCTTGGCGGGGAATCAAGAAAGCATGGAACGCGGCACCAGAGTTTTTTAGTAATATAGGATCCAATATAAAAGGTGCATTTGCATATGTAGGCACATGGTTCAGTGATATATTCAGCAAGGCATATAATGGGGTTAAGAATAAATTTTCTCCGATAGTGAACTTCTTCTCAGAAACATGGCAGAAGATCAAGAATATATTCGGCAAGGTTGGAACAGCAATAGCAGACGGATTATCTGGTGCTGTGACATCAGCGGTCAATGCGATACTGAGCAAGGCTACAGGGATTATCAATGGCTTTATCCGGGCAATCAATTCGGCTATATCAGTCTTGAATAAGATCCCAAAGGTGTCGATATCGAGAATAGATGAGCTTGACGCTCCGCAACTTGCTGAAGGTGGTGTGCTTAAGCGTGGTCAGGTTGGTATCCTTGAGGGTAATGGAGCTGAGGCTGTTGTGCCACTTGAGAAGAATACTGGCTGGATCAAGAAGGTAGCCGAGGATATGGCAGAGGCTACAGGTGGAGCAGTGACTGGTGATTCGGAATCACTGAAGGTACTTTATAAGATACTGGAGATTATAAGACACATAGATGACAACATGTATGAGTGGATACTGACAGCTCTTACAGAGGGTGTGAGATTGAAACTTGATGGCAGAGAGTTCGGAAGGATGGTGAGAAATGCTTGAACAGCTTAAATATGTGAATCATCTCGGTGAGGTTATAGAGTTTGGCAAGAAAGGAACATTTGCAAACAGTAATGATCTCAGAGATTATGAGTGGACATACGACAGCAGCAGAAACCGTGCCGAGAATTTTAGAAAAGGGGTGGTCTCAAAGACCATCCCTATTGTTATATCTGCGGCAAATAAGAAAAAGTGTACAGATATTAAGAATAGGCTGTATGAGGTTTGTGAGAAGGATATTATAGCAGAAAAGAAGGGAAGGCTCTATATAGGAGATTACTATCTTGAATGCTATGTGTTTAGTTCGGCGAAGAGCAATTATCTTGACGTGGCGACATCGATGAATCTGTCACTTAAAGTAGTAACAGATGGTGGCAGATGGATGAAGGAAGAGTTGCACAACTATAAGCATGTACCAGATAAGTTTATTGAAGGTAAAGGCTATGAGTATTGTTATGAATATGATTACAACTCAATTTCTGACAATATCAGTAAGCTTGAGGTGGACGACTTCAGAAACTGTGATTTTGTACTCAGCATACATAGTGGTGCTGTTAATCCAGTCATATATGTTGACAATCATTACTACAGCGTTAGGTGTGTTGTTGGCGATGGAGATAAGATCGTTATTAATTCTGCAGAGCTTACGATAACTCTTGTGAAAGCAGATGGAACACAGGAAAACATGTTCAGATACAGGGACAAGCAAAGCGATGTGTTTGAAAAGATATCCCCCGGGAATCATCGTGTGATGTGGAATGGAAGCTTTGATTTTGATTTAAGTGTAATACATGAGAGAGGTGAACCAAAATGGACATAAGGTTGATATACACTGATGCAGACAGGGTAGAACAGGGATATCTCAGGAACTTCAGCGCAGATGTGGATGTTGCAAAGGATAAGGATTTCGAGGTCACTGTAGCGCAGGATAACAACATCCTGCAAGGCGGTTCTTGGTGGTATATCAAGAACACTGAGTACGGCGGAATAGTTGATAATGTCGGTGTGGCGACATCCGACAGAGAAATCAAATACACTGGCCGAAATCTCAGAGGCATCTTGTGTGACAAGATCATAGAGCCTCCGGCGGGGACGGATTACAAGATTGTATCAGGTGATGCAGTTACAGTGATCAATAAGCTCATTGAAGTGGCTGGACTTAGCAGCATATACAGAATGACAGGCGAATCATGGAATGTACAATCATTTCAGTTCAACAGATATGTGAGTCTCTATGATGGCATATGTGCGCTGTTGAGCACCCAGAACAGGGTTCTCAGGCTTGTGGTTAAAGATGGATATGTGACTATGAGTAGTGCGGTGCCTTACGATTATACAGAGGATAAGGATTGTATGAGATCGGATATCAACTACAATATCACACAGATCAAGAACAGATATAATCATTTAATCTGTTTAGGACAGGGGGAGCTTAAAGATCGTCAGGTGTTGCACTTGTATGTGGATGGTCGAGGAAACATCACAGATACACAAGTATATACGGGCATGAAAGAGCGCACAGCTGTATATGATTACAGCTCAGCCTCCAGTATTGACGAGCTCAGAACCAGAGGCATAGCAAAGCTTCAGGAGCTCAATGCAGACAGTCTTGACATGACACTTCCGGATATGTCAATGCAGATAGGCGATATCACAGGTGGCACAGAGAAAATCACAGGAGCAACAGTAAAAAAGCAGATAACAAATATCATAGCGAAGATAGATGATAACAGCATAGACATTGAATATTCAGTGTCATAGAAGAAAGGCGGATTTTATGAAGATAATAACAGGAAAAACAGGGAAACCACATGTAACGAGTGCAGATGATAGAGCCTTGCACAGAGCAGAATGGGATGGCGATGGATTTTTGTCGGTCTCCCAGCCACCAGTGCTGGTTAATTCAACGACACTTAGAGTATATCCGTGTGACATTATGTTCCAGGGGTGCCATGCTAGGGTTACAGGTACATATGAAGATCTTACTTTCCCTAGTGGAGAAACAGGTAAAAAGCGAGTTGATATTCTTGTTGCAAGATACACGCTGTCAGAGGAAGGACTTGAGGATATGTCATTGCTGATCTTGACAGGGCAGCCTGTAGAATCCTCACAGGAGCCACAATCACCTGTGTATGAAACTGGCATAATAGCCAATAATGTAAGTGTCGCCGACATGCCGCTTTACAAAATTATACACGATGGAATAAATGTGAGTGGGCCAGTTGCGATTGCATCAACTTTCCCCCCACTTAGTAATAAATATACAAAAGAGGAGTCAGATTTAACGACAAAGAATATCTACCAGGCGATATCGAAAACCGAAAAAACAGCGGCAGAGGCTACCGAAAAGACACAGTCTACTGCAAATGACGCAGCATCAATGGCTGAGGAAGCTATAGGTAGGGCTGAGGAAGCGCAGAAAACAGCAGACACTGCATTGTCGAAAGCGGATAATGCACAGAACACGGCAGACAGTGCAAAAACAGATGCTGCTAATGCGCAAAGCTATGCGGAAAAAATTGCAACAAAAAGCCTTGTTATATCTGATATAGTAGGCGCAACAGCGACTATACCAGGAACTGACGCAGGAACGACACTTCAATATGCCGTTGATGTAGAGCTTCCAATGAATACGGGTAGAATATTAGTTATTCCTAAAAATATCCCTAGTGGTGTCACATACATGGGATATGAAGCTTCTTCAATAAATCAGACTACATATTCGATAACTGTAAAAGCAAAAAATACAAACAAAGCAGATTCAAATATAAGCTTAGTTGTAGTAGGAGTTGCAAGACCTAAGAATCTTATATAGGGGGTTGAGCATGTATATAAATTTTGAAACAATAATTCAGGTTGGGAAGGTACTTGGAGCTCTTGCACTGATAGGAGGGATACTCATATCAATATATAAATGGTATTCCAGGCAGAATGAACAGGACATAGAGATCAAGAAGATGAAAGAGGAGCAGTGCATACTTACATATGGTACACTTGCGTGTCTTAAAGGTCTAAAGGAGCTTGGATGTAATGGACCAGTCACAGAGGCTATTGACAAGATGGAAAAACATCTGAACAAAGCGGCACATGATCAGGAATAGGAAGGAGATATAATCATGGATAAGTTAGCAATATTATTATTAGTTGTTGCAGTTCTTTGCACTTTGATATCGGTAATAACGGAATTTACAAAAGAGGTTGGAATACTGAAGAAGATTCCAACCTCTTTTCAGGTGCTTATAACAAGTCTCATCATATGTGAGATATGCTTGTTTGTAGCATTATCATATTTCGATATTCGGCTACTATGGTATTACCCTGTAGCTGTGTTCTTTGGTGCTTTTATTATCGCATTCATATGCACCAGAGGATGGGACTACCTGATCGAAATATTTAAACGATTTTACAGAGGTGGAGACATAGAGAAGGAGCGTGACGGGAAATGAATGGAATAGACATCAGTGCATGGCAGGGGGATAAAAATATAGACCTTGCCAAAGTGCCATACGACTTCTGTATCGTGAAAGCGACAGAAGGAACAGACTACAAGAACAGATACTTTGCAGCGCATTGCGATAAAGTTTTGAGTAGAAAAAA